ACCATCATTTGCATAATTGGTAGTCATGTCTTACTCCTAGGTGTAAACAACGCCTTGCAGGCTACGGTTAGAACAGGTCAGGTTGCCTGCGAACAGAATCGGAACCACCAAAGCGTCCTGGTTGACCGGCTCACGCCTTTCAAACGGAACGAAGTTGGTTGCCGAATGCACCTTGAACTTCAGGTAATCGGAGTTCAAGAAATACATGTGCGTTGCAGGAATGCCTGAGTTATGAGGATCAGGACCGCCGTCCATTACCACATCCGCCGTAACGAACTTCAAGGTCTGGAAGCCCTGGATACCTTCAGACGCATCGGTGATGCGCTGACGATCCGTGAGGTTATCCCAGAACACTTTGTAGAGCGTTTGGTCGGCCACGATAATGTCCACACCGTCCGTGCCACGAGTGGTTTCCAGCCACATGTTCTTCATTTCTGCATCCAGCAGAGTGGCAGAACTGTCAATCGAGGCAACGTCGCCTGATGTCTGGTTCTTCCAGAAGGTAAATGTGGTTGAATTGATACCACCTACGGTACCTGTGCCGGCATCGGATACGATGGACTGAAGCCCACCAATCTGTTTGCCACCACTGCCGGTACCGTCAGAATACACGCCAACCGAAATCTGGTTAGCCATGGTCTTCTCGGCATTTTTGATGCGGGATTCGAGCAGGTTGATAATCTGCTCCGGTCCTGCGTTCTGGATACGCGTTTCCAAGCCACTGGCTGTTACGTTCACAGCCGCTTGCTTCCAGTTGAACTCAGCAGCAGAAATCACATCGCTGGGACTTACATCGAGGATTTCGTACCCGGAGTAGTACTGGAAGGTGGCGTTTTCGGCGTATTCCAACTCTTCAACGATAGTCCTACCGCCTGGCACCAATGAGCTATTGCCCTTGGAGCGAAGCCGCGAAAGCAAGGCATTGTGCTGGGAGATGTTATCCGCCAGCATCTTGCTTCTACGACGCAGAGTGGTAGTGACAATCTCTGTGAGATTTGGGCTTGCCATAGTGTCACTTCCTTATGAACTGTGTTGTCGGAAAGATTCCATCAGGTCATCTTTCAGGCTCAACACTTCACTGCCCTCGGCGGGATCGGCTTTGCCGTTGGTTTTAACGCCGCGTGCAGCACGTTTAGCCTGCTTCACTTTCTTGGCTTTTTCCGCGTCCGTTTTCTCCACTGTCCTGCTAGAGAGCGATTCGCGGTACTCTGGGACCGTCCATTTGGCCTTATCGTAAGCCGCCTCCAGTGTCTCACCGCTTTTAACCGCTGTGATAATCAAAGGCATGGCCTCTTCAAAGTAAGGGTGCAACAGGTTTCCCGCCGTATCCTTGGCATTTTGAAAACTCTCAATCTGCTGCTGGACACTCTGGGTTTGTGTCTGCTGGAACCCCTTGGTGGTCTGTTCGAGCTTGCTTTCCAGTGATTCGATTTTCTGCTGGAGTGCCTTGATTCCAGGATCAGTGAAATCATCATCGTCATCAGTCACAGGAGCAAACTTCTCTCGAAGTTGATCCACTACACCGTAATTCTGAGCGATCTGCAAAATGCCTCCGACAGCATCGGTATCAAGTTGGTGCTGTGCCGCGAACAGCGTCCGAATCGCCTGTTCAGGGGTTAGCCCACGTTGTGCCAATGACTGTTCCCAAGGTTTTATAGCCTCAGTAATCGCGGAAATAGCTTGCGCCTTTTCCTGATACCCCTTCTGGAACTGTTTATCCTTCGCTAGAAGAATCTCCTGTGCCTCCGGGGGGAGCGCTTGAAAACTCTCACGCTCATCAGAAGACCAATGTTCCGGGGCGGCGAATACCGTTTCCGGCTCCTCTTCCCCTTCAACGTCTTCCTCGACTTCCGTTTCAGCTGCTGCCTCTACTTCTGTCTCTTCTGTGGCCTCCTCAGAGATACCACCAGCCTCCTCGGTTTCGGGTTCCGATTCAGCCATTGCTGCCGCTAACTCATCGGCAATTGTTCCTACTTCGTCCATTACCAGTCCTTAGTCGGGTTATCCGGCGACTTACCGCCATACCGGAAGAAATAATCCCTCTCGTTTCCTACCTGAATGCAGTTGTTGCGCTTCAGGTATTCCCGTTCTTTCGACCGGGACGTGATGTATTCACCACGTTTTGCCTCTTCGCCCACCACCGCCTTGTACGGCTGGATGTCGGGCAGGATGTGGTAAGGGTGTTTGACCTCTTCCTTCTTGCGAGGCTTCCATTCCTTACCGCTCCACTTGATCTTGTCGAAGTTCGCCTTGAACTTACTGCGATCCACTGGTCGCGGTCTGCTGCCTTTGGACACTGGCGAGTTCCCTCTTGTTGCGTAATTCTACCAGATGCGATTCCTGCGCCTGTCGGAGCTCCTGGTCGTGGACCTCTTCGTCCTGACGCATTTCCTGCATGTGTTCCTGCTGGTCCATGTTCAGTTTTGCCTGCAGTGCCTTGATCTGTAGTGCCATCTTGGCCTGCATTTCCTGCATCTTGATCTGCGCTTCCTGCTGCTTGATCTGCATCTCCAGTTGCGCCTGCTCCTGTTCGGCCTGCTTTTCCTTGTCGGCCGGGTTTTCCGGTTGCGGCGCCTGCTGCATTGACTGCAGAAGGTCGTCCAACTTCCTGCCAAACCTGAACTTTCTCAGATAGTCGGTAAGAATACCCATCGCAACCGGCATTGGCAATGCGCCGGTCTGTACAAGGGGGAAGGTCGCGCCGATAAACTGCGAGATGGCGGTCATGGCCTCGGCCAGTCCCTGCTTCTCCTTCTCCTCGTCCGCTGCAATCGTCGAGTCTGTCTCAATATCAATGTTGAAAATTCGCAAGGCGTCATTCTGGATAAGTTGAACCGCCTCATCGAATACCTCGTTTTCTGCCTCAAGGCCCACCATCAGTTTCAGGGTTTGGGGATCGAACTGCTCGGCAATCACCTCGGCTTTCAGCCGGTACATATCGCGGAAATGGTTTTGCACCGCGGATTGCTTGGTCAGGAGTCGTCGTGAGCCGAAGTTCGCTTTCAGGTTCTGTGCACGGGCTGTTTCACGTGGATCAGTGGTGCCTCGCTGGAGGTCGGAGATACCCGTAAGCTCGAAGATTTCCTGTACCTTGACGGCACGCTGTTGCTCAAGAATCTGCAGGACTTTGGCAAAGGCCTCAATGGGTATCCACGAAATAACCCCTTCCAAACCCCCTTGCTGGGCAAAGGCAATCCAGTCCTCGATAGCCACCAGCTCGTTGTCGCCGGAAGTGAGGATTTCCTTCAGTTCGTTCTTCATCTCGCCGGCATAAGCACCACCAGCCCTTATGGCTTTGGTGACTTTGGCGATTCGGGCGGTTAATTCATCGAGTTCGTCCGCCTGGTCCTGCCACAGCGTAAATTCCGGGGTTGGAACGAGGGTGTCGTTCTCCTCCACGGCGTAAATCGGTTCCGGGCACGGGAAAAAGCCTTCCAGGTTCAGGGGATCGTCATTTTCTTCCAGAACGAAGTCGTGGTCCTCGGCCATAAACAGCTGTTTTCGGGTGCGCTTGTCCCATATCTCCCACACCACGATCTTGTCTTTTAAGGCTTCACCTTTGTCGCCCTCTGTCTTGGCTTTCTTGATATTGACCTTGTCAAAAACCTTACCAAACTCGTTTAAGCCCTCGTCCTTGGTAAAGGGAGCGCCAAAGGCTACCCAGCGGACATTTTTCCACTCATCGGCCGGGTCGCAGCGAAACCACTTCCAGGGCACGCGCTCTGCACGCACCTCTTCGTACACCAGCTCTTCGACCTCTTCCTCGGTGCCTTCGATAAAGAGCGTTTCGCCGGCCTCCTCCACCATTCGTTGAGGGGTCGTTTTGGTGACTTTCTCGAAGGTGGGGATATAGCGGACTCTGGAAACACCTCTGCCGGGTAACAAAACGTCCTGTACCACGGATTTGCCGTATTTCACGAAATCGTAGGTGTCCAGAGAGAACTCTAACGCCCGTTCGAGGATTTTGGCCGCACTTCTCGCCACAGGATCGTCTTTTTTGTAGCGTTGGCGGACTTCCGGGATCGGAACCGCTGAAATCAGGGCAGGGCGGATGGTTTCCGTCGAGGACCAGAGGATATTGAACTGTCGTTTAGTCTCTGTGGTGTCGTCACGCTCGTCCGCATAGCGATCCAGCACCTTTTTGGCCCGTTTTCGCCATTCCCGCTCTTCCTTGTCAGCCCTTTCGAGCTGTTCCATCCAGAACTTGCTCAAATGCGTAGCCTCTCGGGTCGTTTGGACAGGTCTTTCATAATGTCATTGAAGGTCATCGCGCCGGTCCTGATGGTTTTCTTCGGTTTGCGACGGATAATGGGGCGGGACATACAGGCATAGCGGGTTTCGTCCGCAATGTGGTCCTCGCCACCGCGATTGGTCTGGGTAATGTCTTCCGGTTTTCTCTCATCGGACTCAATCGCCGGGATGGTGCGGATAAATTCCTGGCAGGTATCGAACACAAACAACATGCCATCGTTGATTCGTCGGTACATTTCCTGCCAGCCCAGTTCCCTCTGATTATCCGCTTTCTGGAATACTACACCACTTTTGAGCGCACGTTCAGCCTGTGAGGGGCCACCGTCGCTCCGCCACATGGAGGGATCAGCCACCGAGTAGTTGATATGCTCTTCCTCTGACTGCCTCTGGATAATCCCTTCGGCCACCTCGGTTCCCGAGAGTCTCAAGCCTTTAGTCGTCGCAATGCCGTTCTTTTTGGCACAACCGTACCATTCCCGGTAGCGAATCAATGCTCCCTCGGGGAATACAATATCTTCTCCATCATGGCTTGTAACGGGCTGTCCATCGGACACGGCCCACCAGCCGATCGAAAATGGAGTAGCGTGACCCCAGTCGCAGGACCGAAAACGTGTCCAGTGATGCGGTACAGCAAACGGCTTAATAACGTGCTTTTGCGCGTCAAAACAATCAAAAAAGGCGCCCGGAATAAC